TGATGTTGTGCTCATTTTAAATCTCCATTAATAAATATTAGTCTTTGAACTTATCGTTAAACTTTCTTGTTGATTCTTGAGAGAGTTTTTTCTTTCTCTCCTTCTTCAACTTTCTAATCTCAGACTTCGGAGTGAATTGACTGCGGTTGCGCACAGCGTCGATTAGACCCTCTTTCTTAGTCTTCTTAACAAAGCGACGAATCATCTTCATCGGGTCTTCGTTGTTTTTTGGTTTTACTTCAAAATTTACTGGTTTACTCATTTCTTACCCCTTATTACTTTAATGCATTCCATTTGCTGCCGAAAGCCCCAAGCAATCCATCGATGCTAACACCTGAATCTTTCGGGTCTAAACCGCTTAACGGTGAGTGAGAAGGTGAAGATCCTGCTCCGCCACCACTAGATAATGGTTCTGTCCCTTCAAACACGTTAACTCCGCCATATGCTTCCTTACCAACTGCTGCAACCATCTTGTTTCTTGATTCTTGCAGTCTCTTAGAGACCGCTTCGGTGTCTCTCTTCGGTGCAACAAACTCTTCTTTCTTTTGTTCTACGATTGGTTGTCCCATACCGGACACGATCTCTGCTACCAATGTCGACAGGACACCTTCTTCAAATATCGCTTCCTTGATACACTCCATGACGAGTGGTTTCAGAACTTTCTTTAATTTGTCTACTTCTTGTGCTTTCATTTTTCTTTTAAAATACTTCCCATTAAAATGTTAATCTTATCGACCTTTGTCAGATCTCTTGTCATATCTTTTGATTCGTTCACCTGAGACATGATGGCACCTGGTGTCGATGGGTCAGAGACCATGTCGAAACAAATAAGTTGAAAATCATCTTCTACTAAGGTGACACCGTTTGACTCCCTGACAGAACCCATACCTCTAGAAGAAATACCACAAGGTACCCCTACCTGGACTAGACTCTTCAAGATCATTCCTGACGGAGTGGGTAAAACTTCGATCTTACCCATCACCTTGTTTTCGTCCATCCATATCTCAGTAACAATGTGTGATGCATTCTGAAGATTTATAACTGAAGACTCTGGGTGATCTAGTTCACCCAATGCCCTTCTTTGTTCCACCAACGTTTTGTAACGCTCAACCTCTCTCTCAAGGAGGGCGTGAGGATACACTCTACCGTTGTGGTTTTTTGTTTCCGACATCTGCATGACGCCTGTTAAAATCGTAGCGCCCTGCGCAACTCTTCTTTTCTCGTCCTCTGTCAGGAGGTCTTGGCATATGCCGCCCTCACACAATTCAAAATATTCTCTTATTAACTTCATTTTTTATCCTCGATGCGGGGATCACCCGCCTCAGTTACTTGCCACTACAGCAACGTCTGACTTTCTGCAACATCCAACGCTTCATAACTTACTCCCTCTCTATCTTTATTTGGAGACCATAATCTGTCACAAGCATGCTACAAATGTAGCAAACAATAGACGAGTAACACCCCAAAACGAAACCTGTGACCAGTGAATGGTCAAACGTAAATAGTTCTGTGTAGGGACTTATCGCCCACAAAAAAACGCCGGTCCAAAACCCGGTGCACATGGGGCACCGAAACAGGTCTCCAAACCAACCTTCACTTGGTCTAATCTTGTTAAATATTTTTCCAAAAACTAAAATCTGAGTCATGCCAAGACAGGCAATCGTATAGGTAAGCATTACTTCTCCGTCATTTCCCTCAGAATGGAATACATGTACTGATATCCGTATGGGCGGACTTGATGGTCAAGTGTTCCTTTCTTTTGATCGTGAGGCACTTCACCAAGTTCAGTGCTATCAATCGCGTCGGGTTCGAGGAAGAAGTCTTGTAAACTGTCCTTATACATCTCTCTGGACTTCATATTAGGTTCTTCTTCTTGCAGGAAGTTAAAAACCTCCAGCAGTGTGACTTGAAATCCTGATACTGTTTCTTCTGTGGATTTTAGTATATCTGCCTCCAGAGAGGCGTGCACAGAACCAGACTTAATGGATCCACGATCTAAAACACCTAAAGACGCAAGTGTCTCTAACAAATCCTTTTGAGCAAAATAACACTCTTCCGTTATTGTCTTCTTTGGAAATGTGGAGACCCTCAACTTTTCACGAGATACAACTATATCAATAAGGTCATGGTCAAATATGAGCAAGTCACCATTCAATGCCTTCCGCGCTTCGCGAAAAGATATTTGTTTTGTTACTGGTTCTGCGTCCTTATCGCCACGAACAATATTGATCTTAAGCATCTTCCAACTCCCTAACCAGATCCTGTACCTTGAGTACCTCTTCGACCATTATATCATCAATTTCTTTGTTTTTGTATGTTTCGAGTTTTTCAAGAACCTTATCAAACTTCTCTTTAAGTTGTTTGTTTTGAAGTGCCTCACAATCACTATGAGAGACCATCTTGCCTTTCAGATCAGAAATTTGCTCATTCATGTACACTTTTAACCCAATAGAATTGTCTGAGAATGAAGCAATATAGTTTGTTAGAAGTTCTTTTTGGTTCTCTGGGAGTTTGGCATATTTCTTGTTGAAACCTTCTACAAAAGTCTTGTAAGTAAGGTTGTCAATGTGTTGCTGCTCTGCGGCAGGTGCCGAAGAAAGCGATTCAACCATCTTCTCCTCCAGGAGCATCTTTTCTTTGATGGATGTCTTGTTATTGAATATCCCATACACAGTTGCGAGACTTTTATAGTTCGGTACAAAGTTTCCGAAGACTCCAGAGGAAAGGTTGTAATTCATCTCTTTGATCAATTTGTTCTGAGATTTGAATATCTCCTGGTCACCAATACCTTTATATCGATGTTTCGCTTCTTGTAACATCTTTTCTGCCTCGGTCTTTGACAACTCCTCAGTCTCAAGTACTTCGCGATAAATCTTCAACTCCTGATTGAGCACAGACCCTTTTGCAAAGTTTTCTTTAATGATTTGCTTTACAAGAGTTTGTCTCGCAGTGTTCTTCTTAACAACTGCCTTAATGTACTCTCTTGTGAGAGTCTCGAACAAAAATGCCGTATTTCTTTTTTTATTATGCTTCAGTCTCATTTTTAGGTTTCCTGTTGTTTAGTTCGCTGATGAGATTTGCTACTTCCCTATTTAAAGAAAATATACTCTCCTCTTCATTATTATAAGTAGTGTCATTAGACTCCGAAAGTCGCTGCTTATCTTCCTCAACAACACCTCTAGACAAAGATTTTAACTTTTTGTACCCCGGCACAGTCCTATATGACTGAGTTCTGCCTCCGTGATCACGTTTATCGCGCTCTCCTGTCATCTGTTTCGTTACGTGAACCTTACCCTTCGACCTCTTGTGTTGAGCGTCGTAAGTGTCTTCTCTTGATCCTGGTGCTGCTAATAATGGACTATCATCTGCTGCTGGTTCCTCCATCTCTGCATCGCCCATACCCTCAAGTCCGCTCAGGTCGACACCTGACCCTCCTTCCGCACCGAGTTCATCAGTCCCAAGCATGTCCTCTTCCGCTCCTGATCCATCAGGAGTAGCGTCGGCCTGCGCCTGTTCGGATGCTGCTTCAAGTCTGGCATCGAACTGTCGATCGTAATACATCTGTCGTTGGTTCTTGACAAACTCTTCCTCCGTCATATTGAACAAAGCAGAGGCGATCCATTGACGACTGAAGTATCCTTCTGTAGCGGCGGATGCTACATCGAATTTTGTCTTCCAGTGCTCTAACTCCTGCAGTTCCGCAATCTTCGAAGGACTGTTAAGTTTAAGTTTGAAATTAATTAAATCTTCTCCACGATACCCAAGAGTATAAAGGTGGACAACTCCAATCTTCTCCATTTCAGTAACAACAGATCTTTGCAACCTTTGAACCGTTCTTGCAAAGCGAATGTCCTTCTGTGCAAGAGTAGTAGCGTCTTCGCCGCCACCTGCTTCAGCGTTCGTACTAGTCAAGTAAGATCCTGGAATCTTCAGCGCTGAGAATAACTTGTCCCTCAGATACTTAACATCGTCGATGTCGCCAGTGTACGTACCGCCCGGTAAACTCTCTACCCTTGAGGACGAACCTGCACGCGTAGGAATAAAATAATCTTCGTCGACAGACATAGGGTTATATCTCAAATCGACACGACCCGATGTAGGGTCAACGACCTGGTTTCTTTTCATCTGAGTCATGACCTTCTGCATATATTGTTCTATATCTTGAGGTGGGATGTTCCCCACATCGATGTAAAACACTCTTCGCTCTGGTGATCTAACAATACGATATGCCATCATCGCATCTTCGAGCAAGGTTAATTGTCGCCATATGCGGCGGGCAGGTTCTAACACTGATGTACCATATGGAGAGTACTTGTCATTACCCAGAATCCTAAAGTGCCCGACCTGCCAATTCTCAAAGGTCAATCCAGCGGAGTTCCACTGAAACTGGCAATAGTTTGGGTTTGTCTTGTCTTCCCCTTCGAGTCTTTCTAACTCTTGTCCAGGTAATCCAATGACGCTCTTGATCCCCAAGACATCGTCAATATCTAAGTATAAAAAGAAATCTCCATACTTAACCATCGTACGGCACCAACCAAAAATGTTGTACTCAATGTTCATTATGTTAAAATAAAGAGCGGACAATATACCTTTAATTTCTTCGTTATTGCAATCGATCGTCATGAGTGGAGACATGGCGCTATGATTTGTCATCTCATCTGCGTAGATGTCTATCGCCGATGCAATCTCTGGTGTGTACTCCATCTGGTCGAAGTCTACATACCTCTCTAGTCTGTTTTGACTACTTTGTGCACCGCCGTAAAGACCAGCAAACGGATTGTAGTCCATTCTTTTAAATTGCTGACCACTGGCGGATGTAAACTTACTAGCGTACTTGTCTAGTTGTCTTCTTCTGAGTCGTCTTGCTGTCTGAGTCCTATAGTTAACAATAGGTCCTGACAACAGTCTTGTTAACTTTTTGAACAGATTACTCTGCGCGTTCTTTGGATTTACTTTTCTACCGCCTGCCATAATTATTTATCCTTTAAACAACCAAGGAAACTGGTCATAAGTCTGCGAGTGCTTCTTTTGTTTCTCGAAAACACTATCACCCTCATATCCGTGCATACCTTT